GTGGTGGGAGGACGTCAACCTCTACCCCCACACCTACGGCACCTACGGCGGCACGCCACTGGTGAATGGCGCGAACCAGACCGGCGCGTCCCTGATCACGGATGGCTGGACCTCCGGCGCGTCGACGCTCAACGTGGGTGACGTGTTTACCATCGGATCGGGCTCGACCGGGGTCTATGGCGTGAATCCACAGAGCTACCAGAGCACGACCACGCTCCAGCGGTTCGTCGTGACGGCCACGATCAGCGACACCACCGGCGCGATGACGCCCACGATTTCGCCGTCGATCATCACCAGTGGCGCGTATCAGACCGTCGTCGCCGCGCCGGCGGACAATGCCACGATCAACGTCCTGGGGACATCGGCGGCGGTGTCGCCGCAGGGCCTGGGCTTCCACAAGCAGGCGTTCTGCATGGCGAGCGCGGATCTGGTGATGCCCAAGCAGGGCGAAGCGTCCCGCGTGCGGGCGCCCGAGACGGGTCTGTCGCTGCGGTATTGGGAGGCGTCGGACATCATGACCGACCAGCACCCGTCGAGACTTGACGTGATATACGGTTTCAAAACGCTGAGAAGCGATTGGGCCGTGCGGATTCAGAGCTGAGGGAGACACATCATGGCGGTAACAGCAACGACGCTCTCGTCCGCGGTCGCGCTTGAGGCGACGAGCATCAAAGTCGCCTCGGCGACGTCTTTTGCCAAAGGCAAATTCATCTACATCGATGGGGAAGTACTCCAGCAATCCGCCGACCAAGCGTCCGGCTCGACGATCATTCCCGTGATTCGTGGCGTGCAGGGCACGGTGGCGGCGGCGCATCCGACCGCGGCCAAGGTGATCATGGGGTCCGGGTTCGACGACTTCCCGAATGCGGGTGATGCCTCGGCGTCGTCGTCTCCCTTCCCGGCCCAGCCGAACCGGCCGGTCTACAGCTACTCGGCGGCCGGGGCCGTGACCCCGTCCGAAGGGCTGCATATCCTGAACGGGACCAGTGCGCTAGCGATGACGCTGGCGGATCCGACCACGTTGCAGGATGGGCAGGTCTTGACCCTGCTGGGGAACGGCAAGGCGGCGCACACGCTGACCTATACCGCGGGCGTGGGCAACGCCGGCAGCGGCTACACCGTGATCACGTATCCGACGGGCGGTCAAGCGTGTCTCCAACTGATTGCGGCGAATGCGATCTGGGTCGCGCTCAATTCGCCCTTCGCGGGCACCGTGACGGCGATCGATCTGTCGGTCGCGTAAACACAGTCGGGGGGAGGGGACACCTGGGTCCGCTCCCCGTTCTCGAAAGGGTCAGGGCCATGAGTTCAGTTGGGTTTCAGGCTGAGGGCATTGACGGACGGTTGAGCCAGGCGGATTGCGATCGGTTACACCGGCTCAAGAATCGCCCGGATGTGCCGACCATCAACGGGATTCCGCTGTCGTTCCCGCCGTATCGTTACGAGCCGTATCCGCGGGCGCTGTATCACGCCAGCGATCCGACGTCGCCGCGGCTGGTGCGGGATGCGGACGAGGAGCGGAATCTGCTCTCGCGGGGCTGGGCCGACTCGCCGGCCACGGCGGCGACGGCGGCCGCGGCGCACGAGGATCGCACGGTGGCGATTCCCGCGGCGGAGCGGGCGTGGGTCGATCGGCGCATGAGTGCGGCGGCGCTGGCCGAAGTCGCGGCGCTCGAGGCGGAGACCGACGCGCATGTCGTGGACGTGCCGGCGCCGAAACGCCCCGGCCGTCCGCGTAAAGACGTAGCCACCGACGCCTAACGCGTCGGGGAGTAGCGCCCTGAAGGTGCGAAAGGATCGACGATGAATTTCATTCAGCAGACCGGGGCGTTCACGACCGCAGATCAAGCGCTCGTGAACCAGAATTTCGCGCTCTTAAGCGGGCTCACGCAAGGGCAGGGGACCGCGTACTTCGTGGACGCGGTCAACGGCAAGGACTCGTACAGCGGGACGTTTCCGAGCGTGCAGGCCAACGGCGCCGACGGTCCGAAGGCCACGCTGGCGGGCGCCTACAACGCCTGTTCGAGTCTCTCGACCACGCGGGGGAAGAACGACACGGTCGTGGTGCTCGCGGATGGCGGGACGACGGGCACGCTGCGGGTGGATTCGGCGTTTACGTGGGCAAAGGGCGAAACGCATCTGGTGGGGATCTGCTCGCCGGTGCTGATGTCGCAGCGCGCCCGGCTGGCGCCCAGTTCGACCACCACGGCGTTTGCGAATTTCTTCACGATTTCGGCCAGCGGGTGCGTGTTCCAGAACCTGCAATGGTTTCAGGGGTTCACGACGGGCACGACGTCCCAGATTGCGGTGACGGTGACCGGGTCGCGTAACTACTTCGGGAATTGCCATATCGCGGGCATGGGCGATGCGGCGTCGGCGGAACATGCCGGCTCGCGGTCGCTGAAGATCGGGGCCAGCGGCTCCGGGGAAAACGTGTTCGCGGACTGCACGATTGGGGTGGACACGGTGACCCGATCGGCGGCGAATGCCTCGGTCGAGTTCGCCGGCGCGACGGCGCGCAACGTGTTCCGCGGGTGTCTGTTCCCGTTCATGACCGATGATGCGGGCGCCCTGGGGATCCTCGGGACCGGGAACGGCTGCGTCGACCGCTTCAACCTCTTCGATAACTGTGCGTTCATCAACGCGATCAAGAGCACGTCCACCGGGATGACCGTGTTGGCGAGTTTCACCACCACCACTCCGGGCGGCATGGTGATTTTCAAGGACTGTGCGATGGTGGGCGTCACCAAGTTTGGCGACACCAACGCGCTGGCCAATTCGTATCTCAACATGCCGGTGATTTCCGCGTCGGCCGGGGGGCTGATGCTGGCGCCGACGGAAATGGGGGCTGAGGTCTCGCCGGTCACGAGCAAAGAGTGGTGGACGGCGCAGCAGGGGCGCTACTTTGTCGCGATGACGCCGACGCCGGGCACGGGCATCATCGGCCATGCGGCGCCGACGACGTTTGACGAGGCGAAGCCGTATCTCGTCTTGTTCAACGACAGCAAGACGCCGATCTACCCGCAGTTTCTCCATCTGCATGTGACGGTGGCGAGTACCGGCGGCGCGCGGGTGCAGTTTACGCACACGCTGGATCGTGGCAATCGGCGGTCGAGCGCGGGGACCGAGATGACGGTCGTGAATACGAACTCAGGGTCTAACGCGATCTCCGGCGCGATCGTCCATATCGGCGCGGTGGTGGGCACGACGGCCACGGCCGCGCGGCGCATTGTCGGGAACGTGGTGTATCGCGGGACGATCGACATCATCGAAGACGATTATCTGATGGTCTGGGGCGCACCGAATGCGATGAGCGGCTCCACGTCCCGCGTGGCGACGGTCGCCGAAGCCTCGCGCGTGCTCCCGCCCGTGTGTGTGGCGCCGGGCGACTCGCTGACGATTGTCCAATGGGCGGCCTCGCAGTCCGCCGGGCCGACGTGTGAAGTCGTCTTCGGGTTCTGTCAGTTGTGAGCCATGACGTGGGCGGATCTGGGCACGCTCGCGCTTCGGCGGCTCGGCTACCTCGCGGCCGCTGAAACGCCGGCGTCCGCCGACGCGGCGCACGTCTATCAGACGCTCCAGCTCCTGATCAACGGGATGGCGACCGAGCGACTGACCATCCATGAAGTCGTGCGCACGACGTGGGCGATCGCGGCCAATGATGGCGTCTACACGGTGGGGCCGTCGGGGGATGTCAACATCGTGCGGCCGATGGTCGTGCAAGGGATCAACTTTATCGACACGTCGCAGGATCCGGATCTCGAAATTGGGATGGGTCCGCTGACGGATGACGCCTACGAGGCCATTCCGCAGAAGGCGTTGACGGCCACCTATCCGCGGTACGCGTACTACAACCCGACCTACGGATCGACGGGGTTGGCGACGATCACGCTCTGGCCGGTGCCGACGGGCACGACGCTCCAGGGGTGTCTCTACGCGCCGACGGCCGTGACGGAACCCAGCAGTACGAGCGCAACGATCTTCCTGCCGCCGGGCTATCTGCGGTATCTGCGCGACACCCTCGCGTTGGAGATCGCCGCCGACTTCGATGCGGTGCCGTCCTCGGAGTTGGTGCGCGGTGCCGCGCTGGCGGCGGCGGATGTGAAGCGCAGCAATATCCGACTCGCGGATCTGGCGGTTGATACGGCCCTCACGCCGCGATCGAGGCCGTCGAACATCTACACGGGGCAGGCGTAATGGAATTTCCCGGCTTCGTCGGGGGATCGTTCACCGAGGCGAGTCGCCTGGCGGATCAGGAACAAACTATAAATTTCTACGTGCAAGTGTTTCCCAAAGTCGCGAATGCGACGACTCGTAAGGCCCTGTATGGCTGGCCGGGCGTGACGGCGTTTCTGGAGACGGCGGTGGCGGCGGCGCCGTGTCGGGGGACGTTCACGGCGGCCGGCCGGACCTTCGCGGTCTATGGGGCGAGCCTGGTCGAGATCAACAGCAATGGCACCAGTACCGCGCGCGGCACAGTCGCGTGGCTCGATAACACGCCGGTGTCCTGGGGCTACAACGGCGACGGTGGCGGCGAAGTGATGGTCTCCGCGAGTGATGTCGGCTATGTGCTGACGCTGGCGACGAACGTGCTCACGACGGAAGTGACGTCGGCCTCTGATTTCGCCGCGATGCTGGACGGCTTTTTCATCTCGCTCGACACGGCGACCTCGACATTTTCCATCTCGGATCTCTTCGATGGTACGACGTGGGATCCGACGCAGTTTGCGCAGCGATCGATCGCGGGGGATCCGTGGGTGTCGGTGCTGACGCCGAGTGTGGGGCGGGAAATCTGGCTCTTCGGCACGCGCACCAGTGAAATCTGGTACAACGCGGGGACCGCGCCCTTCCCGTTTGCGCCGCAACCGAATGCCTTGTTGCCCTTCGGGATCGCGGCGCCGGCCTCGGCGGCCTCGGCGGCCGGATCGGTGCTGTGGTTGACGCAGACGGAGCTGGGCCGCGCGCAAGTGGTGCGGGCGGTGGGATCGCAGCCGCGGATCGTCTCGACGACGGCGCTCGAGCAGGCGTTTGACACCTACGTGACGATCGATGACGCGATCGGGCAGACGATGGCGTTTCAGGGGCACACCTTCTACGTGCTGACGTTTCCGACACAAGCGATTACCTGGTGCTACGACTTGACGACCGATTACTGGGTGCAGCTCGGCACCTGGATCGTGGCGCAAGCCGCGTATGAGGCGTGGCGGCCGGTGTTTCACACGTTTAATTTCGGGACGCACTTGTTGGGCGATCTGGAGACCGGGGATCTGTGGGCGCTCTCCCCGACGGTCTATACCGACGTGGATGGGGAGCCGTTGCGGCGGTTGCGGCGGGCGCCGGGTCTGATTCAAGAAGACAAAATGATCTACTACAGCCGGATCCAGATCCTGATGGATGTGGGGATCGGCAATGTGGTGCCGCCCAGTGTCGATCCGCAGGTCATGCTCCGGATGAGTGATGACGGGGGCTACACCTGGGGCACCGAGTACACGGTGTCGGCTGGCTACGCGCTCGGGCCGGGGCAGTTGGGCACCTATAACACGCGCGTGGAAGTCGGGCGGCTGGGTGCCGCGCGCCGGCGTGTGTTTGAGGTGTCGATGTCGGACTCGGTGCCGTGGCGCATTCAGGGGGCGGTGTTACAGATCCGGCCCTCGACGGGGAATTAGATGCTGGCCCCCTTTCCGGAACGTGACCTGCTCGTGGAGGCGGCCCGTGTCAGCCGCCCGTGGGGCGAATGGTTGCGATCGCTGCTGGTAGCGGTCAATGGCGTCTCGGGGACGTGGACGCCCAGTGATGCGAGCGGCGCGGCGTTGACGTTCACGAACCTCACCGGGAACTGTGTCTACCTGAAGGTGGGCACGGTGGTCTCGGTGGCGTTTCGCGTGACGTATCCCGCGACGGCGAACGGCGCCGCGGCCCTCATTGGCGGCTTGCCGTATGCGTCACAGGCGACCACGGTCTCGGTGCAGGGCGGCACGATTACGCTGTCGGATGAAGCGACGGCCGCCCGTCTCCTGGTGACGACGGATGCGACCACGTTCGGGATCTACACGACGGCGGGCGCGGCGGTGACGAATGCGACCATGAGTGGGAACGATCTCCGCGGCACGATCGCGTATACGGCGGCCTCGTGAGTGCGTATACCTCGCGCGTGTTGCCGGTGGAGGAATGGCCGCGGCTGGCCCAGAC